ATTTGGCCGTTCGGCGGGAGCGGGACTTCGCGGGCACCGCACCGGCTGAACACTTCGGCCGTGCGTTGCAGGTCGATGATTTCGCCGAGTTGCGGGCCGGCCCGGAACGACCCGCCGGCCGAGTCGTCGATGGTGCCGAGCGCCTTCCGCCGTTCGTAGGCTTCCTCGAATCCGCCCTGATCGACGGAAGCCGCCATCTTCTCGCGGATCTCGTTCACCGCCGACACCTTATTCGGATCGGTCTGGTACGGGGAATCGCCGTAACCGGTCGGCAGGTATCCGCTGGCGAATGGCACGAGGAACGAACGTGGCTCGAAGCCGAGATGCGATCCCGCGTACAGTCCCTTCATGACCGTGTGCGTCTGAATTTCTTCCTTGCACATTTCGGCCGGCAGGATGCCAAGCGCGAACCCGGCGGCGCGGGCGATGGAATACGAACCCGACTGGCGAAGCGCGCCCGTCGTGCCGTAGGGGACGCGAGCCGGTAGCAACGGCGTCCCGCCGAACAACCCTTTGACGACGGCCCGCACTTCCGGGTCGGCACCGGCCCCGACGGGAACGGTCGAAGCCGGCGCGGGTTCCGCGAGGGCCTTCGTGACGGCGACAGCCGTGGCGGCTTCGCCGGCTTTGGCCGCGATTTGCGCGAGTTGATCCTTGAACGGCGAAGACATGGTGGGCCTCGGGTCAGCGGTTGAAAGCGTGTTCGGGTGGACTGTGGGAAACGGCCGGGGAAATTACACGGGCCGCTTTTGGATGAACGGCAACAGCGTCTCGGTTGCGGCTAGCAAGTTCGCCTCCTGCGATTTCGTGGCCTTCTTCGATTCTTCGAGGATGACGCCAACGGCATCGGAGACGGCCGACTGAATCGACTTCTCGATTAGGGACGGCATCGCGTCGATGCGGTCGCGAAGCTCTTGAAGCGGGTCGGCGGTTTTCGTAACCGGTTCGGCCGGCGTGAGCGTGACCAGTTCTTCCATTTTCAAAACCTCGCGTGATACCGGGGACTGTGGGACGGTGGCGGGGAAGGACTTCTCCTTCGGCATCTGCCGCTTGCCCGATGCGAATTCGTGGGCCGTCTTAGTCGCGGCTGCCGCTTGAAGGTGGTTGCCGTCGTCGTGGTGCTGGGCGGCCTTGAAATGGCCATAGGCGGCGGCGCGGAGCTGGCGAGCCTTCTCGTGGTCGCCGGCCTTGCGGGCTTCCGACGCTTCTCGGATTGCCTGTTCGCCCCGCTTGTTCGCGGCGTTCGCGGCACCTTTGTGTTCCTTGCCTTCGACGAGTTTTCGGCCTTTCGGTTCGCTCTTTGTCGCCTTGCCTTCGGATGCGGCCTTGTGTGCGTCGTCGTGGCTTGTTTCGGCCGTGTTTGGCCCGCCCGGGTGAATCGTGCCGCCCTTGCCGATGTAAACGTGATGCCCGTTCACTGTGACCCAATGCCCGCCGCCGCCCTTCTTCGCGGCCTTCGTCACCAGTTGGCCCGTGAACTCCGGCAGGGAATCCATCGGCACGTCAACGGTATCCCGGATGCCCGTCGTTACCGGGTACCGGGCCGCGAACGTCGTCTGGCTCGGCGTCCACCGTTCGACCAACGGCATCAGATCCGCCGGCACCCCCAGCGCTTTGAACCGGGCATCGCTCAACGCGAGTTGGTTGTCGGGGATTGGCACGGCCGAGTATTCGAACAGTTTCACCGACGGGAAGAACTTCGCCGGGGCCGTGTCGTTCAGTCGCTTCGTGATTTCGTGAGGGATGCGGGTAATCGGCGACGTGGGCACGAATCCCATCGACCAGCCCTTGAGGAACCCGGACTGGTAGCACCCGTAGACCTTCGCCGCGAACTCGTCGTCGAGGTTGAACCGGGTATCGTGCCAGAGACCGTCAAGGCCGTTCGCCTGGAACTCCTTCGTCTTCAGCCCGAACCCGCCGCCGGGCGTTTCCGAGCGGGCAATGGGCAGGCCCGTGCGGTTGTGGCACCAGAGAACGACGGGGTTTGGCCGGTAGAACGACGTATCGACCGCCGTGCCGAGGATGAGGTCGCGGCTTCGGTCGATGACGGGGGCCGACGCCCAGCCGGAGACGAACCCCTTTTCGACGTTCTCCACGCCTGCCGGGACGAATTTCAGAATTGCGTCTTCGAGTGCCATACCCCGACTGTGGCGGGCGGGCGGGGAATCAGGCCGGAGCCGGTAGGCAAACACTGTTCATCGTGGCGAAGGCTTCCGGGATTACTTCGCCTTCTGCCACCGGCGGGAAGGACGGGTGGGCGACGATAATTCGAAACACTCTGGCCATCATGTCGAAGTCTGCCCGGACGAATTTTGACCCGACCGGCAAACTTGGATCGATGGTTGTCATCGTCATTCCGGTTGGCGTCTGGCGGAAACTCCCCGCCAAAAGGTCAACGAGTGAACCGGCGTCAACACGGACCATTTTTAGCCGACGGAACAGGTCTTCCGGTTCGGCGCTTTTCGCTTCTAATCCCATCGCATTTACTCCAGTGAACAGCGGCAATGATTGTGAGCCGGCGGGCTATAGATTGCCACGCCGTCCGACCGCGTGCCGAACGGCATTCCAATCGCGACCGGCCCTTTCGCCTCCAACTTCAGGCAGAACTGGCACGCCCCGAAACTCGTCAGCCACCGGTGCGTCTGCCGGCCGGCTTCCTTCGCCGCGTCGATTTGCCCTTCGTGGTGGATGCGGGCCGCTTCCTCTTCCGAGATGATGTTCGCGTAGGGCTTTTCGAAGATGCGGCCGACGGCCTCTTCGCGTTCAGCCGGGATGGTGGGACCGCCCCGCGAACTGGTGCCGCGATTCCCCACCGGCACGCCGTAGTAACTGGCCGGCGTCCCCACCGGCGACAGGGGCACGCCCACCGCGAGCGGCTTGAACAGGATTTGCGTCACCCGCGTCGTGACCCGCGTCCAGATTCGCCGCAAGGCCCGATCCACCGCGTAGGCGATGCCGGCGAGTGCGAGAACGCCCGGTATCTTGCTCGATACGTCTACCGGCTGCGGAAGGGCGATGTCTTTCTGGATGAATGATGGATCTCGGCGGCCCGTTGAGTTTCTCTTCGCCTCATCCCCGTGGCCGCGAAGGTAGTAGCCGATCAACATCGGCCGAAGGGCAATCGTCAGCCGTTCGAGGAATCCCCGGAACGGCGGCACCTTCCCGGCCCGGATGAACGGCCGGGCGCGTCGCCATTCGCCACGGAGGACGCGGGCAATGATCGCGGCCATCCGTCTCCCCGTGGGAACGAAACGACTGTGGCCGGGGTCGATGGGCATATCAGTCTCGCGACTTAGCTTTTCTTGGCCGTTTCTTACCGCCGTAGTAATTCTTTGAACGCTGCATGGCGTGGTCGAATCCTTCGTTGTTCTTCTGTGACAAAGTTTTTGAGCTATATTTGTTGCGGTGCGGTTTTTGATATTTTGGCATATCAGTCGTGCCCCGCGTGGCCGTTCAGCGAGAATCGCGGTTGAAGGGACTTCTCGGCGTCGTCGGTGGGTTCTGGCGGGTCATCTTCGGCCTGTTCATCTTCCGTAGCGGGCTGGTCGGTCTTGTCCGGTGCATTCCCACCATCCATCCCACCGCTCACCAACTGCGGATACTCCTCCTCGTCCGCCACGAACGGGATCAACCGCGTCGGGATGTCGGCCAGTTCGTGTTCGTAGGGTTCGAACCCCATCGCCTGACGCCGTTCGTTCTGGCTCAGGTCGTCCGCTATGGCGACGATGTTCGCCCGTTTCTCGGCCGGGTCTTCCATCGCATCCTGATTCACGAACGCGGCCCGGTACTCTTCGCCCGCCGAGTCGGAGAACGGCCGGAGAACGGCTTCCGTCAGCCACGACGCAATCAGCCGTTGGTCCGGCTGTACCATTTGCTTCTGAATCCGGCGGTCCGTCACGCTCGCGCCGGCGTAGGTCGATTCGTTGGAGTAGCCGAGCGCGGCCTCGTCGAGGCCCGCGTGCGCGAGAATCGCGGCCCGGCCCGCGTCGCGGCTGTTCTGGAATCCGATCTCGTGGGTCGTGTTGAGTTGCGACCACTCCACACCCGGCGGCAATGGCGGCGTGCGACCGGCCGAACGGTAGCCGAAGTACGCGGATTGAATCGCCTCCAACGCCGGTTTGATGCTCTCCAACCCGCCCTTGACGACATTCGGGTCGAGCTTGAACATCCCCGACGTGAAGGGCCGGTTCCGCAGTTCGTTGAATTGCGCCTCTTCGACCGCGTTGTAAATGTCGATGGCCTTCGCCATCGCGTCGATCGGCGAATCAGCGAGGCCGGGGTGGTACGGGTGCGGCGAGTGGAACCGGAGCAACTGTTCGTCGGTCAGGTCCGTCATCCCCTTCGCCCGCGAACCGGGCGGCTTGATCGCGTATTGCGGGCGTCCGTCGAACGTGAACGAAGTCTGTACCCAATGCGTCGGCACGACCCACATCTCGGCTGGCAGCTTGTCGGCCTTATCACGGAGAACGAGAAGGTAAACGTCACCGCAGAGATAGTAGTAGGTTCCGAACAGACGCCAGAACGTCTCGCCGGTCAGCGGCCCATTCGGGTCGCTGAACAGTTTCGAAACGCGGTCCGTCGGCGGCAGGTATTCCAATTCCTCTTGCGGCTTCCAATCCTTCGTGACGACCCGCCCGCTCTGCCGGTCGATGCGGGGAACGTAATCGCGGCGCGCCGGTTCGGGGAAGATCGGCCCATGAAAGGGCAGGCCCATCGACATCGACTTTTCGATAATTCGAACGCCCCGCTCGTGCCGGGCCAGCGCCTTGCGGTACTTCATCCGCTCCGATTCGTGCGTCACCCGGACGACTTGCGGAACGGAGCAGACGAGCCGGGCCTTCGTGGCGACCGCCGTGCGGACCCAGCCCTGATATTGCTGGATCTGCACAGCCGGCGAACCGGTGCCCCAATTGCCGGCCGGCGAGAATGATCCGATTTCGGGCAGAAAGAACGACGCGGCCTGATTCGATAGGGCCGCATTGGCGGCTTTGAATACCGGTTCGGGCGCGGAAAACAGTGAGAAGGCCGACATGCCCCGGACTGTGGGCGAAAGCGGGGGAATCACACCCCATACAGCCGTTTGTAATCGTCCGCCGAGAAACCGGCCTGCGAATTGTCGGTCAACCACTGGTGCCCGTGCGAAACGGCGTCTACCTGGTCGTCGTGGGAACCGAACGGGTAGCGGTACAACTCGCCGAAAAAGTCGTCGTTCCACCCAGCGATTTCGAAGTACACGTTCCCCGCCTTCGCCTGCGTCGCCAGCGGCTTCGACCGGGCGACCTTGTTCTCGCGGCACGGCACCGCCGACACGGCGAACCCGTTCAGTTTGCGGATGATCGCTTCGACCCAGCCCTTGCCGCTACTGCCCGGCTCCTGTTCGATGATCGTCTCGACGCGGTCACCGTACATCTGGCGGTCCATCTTGGCGGCGGCGGCAATCTGCCCCTCCACGTCGCCGGAATCCCACCGGCCCCGAATGATGTTGGAGATAATCGTGCGGTCCTGGTCGTCGATGGCATCCAACGCGCCGACGGTCCAGTCGGGGTTGTTCGTCGGTTCCTTCGGCGTGGATGCGAGATCCCACGCCCGGACCAGTTTCTTCAGCTTCGACCGGTCCAGCGTGCGCGAGTCGATCCCCTTGCCAGCGAACCAATCCCGGCGGAATTCACCCTTCTCCGCAACGATAAGCCAATTCCCTTTGAGCAAGCGTTCCCGTTCGACTTCCGTGAGGTTGCTCAGGCCCGAGACGTAGGACGAGCCGGCCTGGTACAGAATCGGGTTATCGCGGATGTTCGACGGGATGAACGAGACGGAAGTCGGGGACACTTCCAGCCCCGGAAAGTCCGGGTTGTCGGGGTTCGCCTTCACCGCTTCCGCCGTCGAACCGTACCACTTCAGCGCGTCGGTTGCCCGGTCTCGCAGGTAGTACCGCCATTTCCCCGACCGAGACGGAATCGCGTACCCGGTCTTCGGGTCGATCCACCACGCGAGGAACTTCGCCAGCCACGATTCACTATCCGGGTTCGTCGTCGCCCGGATGCGTTCCGGGTAGCCGTGCGGCGACCGGTTCCGCGTGGTCATGTAGGTGAACTGGTACTCCGTGAACTCCGTAAATTCCTCGAAGCCA